TAATAATCGACCTTGTTCTGAACACGCTCTTGAATAGAGATGACGTTCGTTGGTTCAGGTGTTACGGTTGTGGCGACAGTAAGACCACGCTCAATGACAATATCATCAAGACGCGCAATAAACTTCTGAACAGCATCGTGGAAAGTCTGGAAAGAATTCTCAGGAATCTTTGCACCACGCGAAAGACAACGCGCAACAAATCCCTCAGTCTGATACCACATCACGTTTAGAAACTGTGATGCTTGCTTTTGCTCTTTGGTGAGCTTTGTGCTCAGATAAGATAGAAGGTATGCTCGCGCATCCTTTTCACTCTTGTTCTCTGAGTACCATGTGAGTGTTTCGATTAGAACAAATTTGGAACAAACTTGCTCGCCTTCCCAGATAGGCTCTGGGATTGCCCTGATTGTAGTTTTTGCCATACGAGATCTATTATATCCTAACAAGAATTAGAAGTAAAGTTATTTAATCTTCTTGCTGCTATCAGCAGTTGTCTTATCTTCGCGAATCTCCAAGAACACAGGCAAGAACAAACTATCTTCGCCCTTTTTGTTATTGATTCGCGCATTGTACTTCACAGTCACTATTTTACCTTCAACCATCTTCGAAGTCAAGGTTGAGCGCATCTGATCGGTGAGACCAGTGCCAACCGACACATTAATCTTGCCGTCAGAAGAAGTGAGAACCAGTGCACCAAGTTTACCCTTGTTCTTGCCAGTGCCTTCTTCCCAGCCAACACAAAGAAGATCGCACTCGAGTTCACCCTTGAACTTGATCTGATGCTTTGCGCGTTTGTCTTCCCAAATGCCGTCGCGAGTCTTGAGGATAATACCTTCCTGACCTGCAGCGTGATAAGTTTCGAACAGCTTCTGAGCATTAGCCAGATCATTCGCAATCGTAGTCTCAACAACAGAGACAAGATGCTTTAGATTACCACCGAGATGGTCAATCGCAACAACTACAGTAGCAAGACGAGTTTCGTAGTCAACGTCACACTTGCCCTGACGGAAGTACAGAAGCGGAATCACGTCCCAAATCGTGGCGCGAACCTGCTTTGACTCAGCTTCACTGATCGTGCCCTTCACAGCCTTATTCAAAATGCCGTTGCCTGTCTTACGATCCAGAGGCTTTCCAGCTTCATCAACGACAAGCAACTCACCGTCAAACACGACGTTTGCCATGCCGATGTTCTTAGCCATTGCAAGAAACGCTTCGTCCATCAGCCAGTTATCAATCTGAATTTCTTTACCATTCCGTGAGCGATACTCAACGGTCTTGGTCTTCGCATCAACAATAGCATTGAAACGCATGCCGTCCATCTTCAGCTGAACCAGCGCAGGAAACTGCACCTTATCAATCAACTTTTGATCGAAGGCTGAAGCCAGCATGCACGGGAACGACGGAATCAAATTCTTCCAAATCTTATTGGCAGTAGATTCCTGAACACCGCAGTCAAGATCCTTTTGAATCACGCACTCAAGAACCTTTGCGTCATCTTCTGTAAGAGAAGAAAGCAACTTGGTTAGAAACGCAATCGCTTCATTTCCTGTGGATTGGCGAGTCGAAAGCACGTTCAGACTGTCAAGCACGGAGTCAAGACTATCAGCCTGATTCTTCTTTGCAGATGTGTACTGCGGAATCTTACGCTGATAGAACTGCGTGTACGGATCAAGAGCCAAGAAGATAACTCGGCGCAGCACTGCATTCTTTTCATTCTTTTTAAGAATGGCTTCCTTCTCAAGACGAGAAGAAGTTGCACTCAGCTGTTCAAGAATCTTATAGACGCTCACATTACACTCCACGAAAGCACGTTTGCTTTGCAAGTTTCTGCCAGTTAATCTTATCCATCTTGTAAAGACCAGAGATCTTCACAACCATACGCAGCGACAATTCGCGCAACTTTTCCATATTGTTCTCAATGAACTCCAGGATCATTGTCGTTTCCGACGAGTTGAAACCACGCTTTGCCAGCATGCCGCCACGGACGACCTGCTTGATGCGAACGATATAATCCATCTTGGTCTTCATCGCAAGATCAAGATAGTGCGAACGTGACACAAGAGCCTCGAAGTGCGGAGCCAACTTATTGCCCGTCGCAATCATCGCGTCGAAGTCGTAGTTGGTGATGAAGATCACCGAACCGTTGAACTCGAACTTCTCAGGAACCGAGTCACCTTCTTCGTCGGAGAGGCTCTCAATAGACTTTGACAGCCAGTGCAGGACGCGACGCTCAGTAGAATCACACGCAGTCTTAAGAAGGTTCATGCTGACGTCATCGTAGAAAACCGAGTCGGAGTCGTCGAACACAAGAACCGAATTCTCATGGCGCGAATTATACAGCAGTGAGTACAGCGACAACGGACGCACATAACCTTTAATATAGGTGACGTGAGTGCCTTTCTTCTCAAGTTCAGCCAACTTCTCTTCAACCGTGAAGGACTTGCCTAGACCAGCAGGACCGCTCACGATCAGCGAACGATTGATGCCCCTGCCAGTGGCTTCCGCCATGACTTCAAGAGCCTCGAACCGATCGTTCAGCTTCGTCTCAATTTCCGAGACCGACTCGACCTTTACAGGTGCGATCGGAGCAAAGAATTTCGGAGCCGAATTCTGACGAATCTTAGAATTCTTGGTTTTACGAAAACCAGCTTTAGGTATACCGCGTGGCATTTTTAGACCTTCCCGTTTGCGTATGAGCGTATGAAAACCGTGACTTCTTTTATGAATTCTTTTAATTCTTTATTGGTCGCCGTTTCTGGCTCTTGTGTTGGGTAGTCGAAACCTGCCGCTATTGCTGCCGGTTTGATAAGGTTAAATACCGTAATAAGGCGTGCCCGTTCGCGCTGGGCGGCGTTTTCTTTATTCATCATACAATCATTATACTAAAAATGGAGCCTAAAGTAAAGGGGGAAATTCCCTTTTAGAATCAATGACTTACAGAGTCACTTTTCTATTCTTTAGATAACGAAAGGATGAAGTAGAAGTTGCGCTTTGGTCGTCCACACCGTCAAATCGAGTGCCGTTCATCCAAGAGTCCACAGCGTCGCCTATGTTAAAATCCTTCAGAGCGACGCTTAGAGCAAACTCAAAATTACCAGCCTTCTTCTTATTAGCCTTAACAAGCTGAGTGGCGACCATCACCATGACGTCGAACTCTAGTGTATTCAGCTGATCCGCGATTATCATCGCTTGGGTAGACTTACTCATAATATTCCTTCACTCAACCTATAGATCAATTCTAGGTGAAATGAAGCCGAAAGTAAAGGGAAGAAACCCTTTTAAAATTAATGACTTACAAAAAAGGGGCAGATTTTACTCTGCCCCTTCGTTTCACTATACAAAAGGAATTTTACATAACGAAACTTTTACAATTTTGCGCTAAACGTCATCCCTACAATTCTTGGGGCGTTGAAGTTGCCATAGTATCCAAGAGTCGTTGCATTAGATGGATCACGACGATAAACGTGTGCTTCATCTAGAAGGTTTCTTGACCACAACGACAGGTTGTACTCGTCGCTGATCTTATAACCAAGTTTAGCGTTCACAATGAATGACGAATCATTCTTAGTGTCATACTGATCAAAAGTCTGAGTTGCATCCTGATAATTTGCATCTACGTGAGCAGATACTTTACCTACAGAATAATCAACACCAGCATTGTAAACATTCTTTGGAGTGAATACAATGAACACTGGCTGAATGACATTCTTAAACGGATTCATAGTTGGTGGAACATTTGTATCTGTATAAGTGTAAGCAGCAGAGACCTTTAGATGATCAGTCAAAGACACTTGCGATTCAACTTCAATACCCTTGATCTTTGTAACACCAGGAGCATTAATCGTTTCAATTGTATTACGAGTTGACTTAGTCACTGGATCGTACTGAGTGTTTGAGAAGTCAATCTGTGAACCAGTTCTATCCATCGTGTAAGCTGCAAGGTTTAGACGTACATTCTGGAACTCAGACTTGACGCCAAACTCATACGACTTGTTATCTTCTGGACCGAATGCACGATACGTGATTGATCTAGAAGAAGCACCACCTGAACGATAGCCTGTTGCATACTTGACATAGGTATTGATATTCTTATTCACATCATAAGCAACAATAACAAGAGGATTAAATCTGCTTGTCTTTTGAGCGAATGTAAAGGTCGTAGCAATATTAGATACCTTCGTCAATTCGCCAGCCTTATCGTCTGAAGTATATCTGCCGCCAAGAGTGACATGCACTGGCTTGATTGGCGAATAAACAACCTGACCGAATCCAGCATACGACTTTGCAGTTGCATGGCTTTCGCGATCAATTGAACGATATCCTGGAAGCGTATTCGTTAGATCATTAATCGTGTACGAACTCATGGTAGCGTCCCACTTGTTCGTTGATGGCGTTGCAGCATCATCACGCACATCTTCTGTGAAGTAATAAACACCGCCGACATAGTTCAACGAATCCGTCAAAGAACCAACCAGTTGGAACTCTTGCGAGAACTGAGTCTGATAAAGATCAGCGATAGAGTAACGAGAGAAAATACCATTAGGAACATTGACTGGAACACGGTGTGCACCGCCAGAGTTATCCCACTGAATTGCATCAACAGAACGTGATGCAGTGATTGAACGCAATTCCTGATCACCAAACTTCAGCGAGGCTGATAGAGTGTGTCCAGTTGTCTTATCAATGCTGTCTTGTTGTGGAACGCCAACATCAGCAACATCCATTCTTGATTTGCCGTTGACAACAACCATAGCAGGAAGTGGCTTGATCTGACCAGATGCATTACCAACTACAAGACCCGTTGGATTATAGTTTAGCAACTGAGAATAGAATGGAGTGTTATGATCATTACCCCAGTCATAAGAATAGTCAACCGTCACAGCATTCACAGGCTGATAACGTGCAGCAATCTTCACACCCTTGCGATCGTAGTATGCCCAGCCTCTTTGATCAGCAAGTGGATTGTGCACAATTGAATCACGATGTTGTGTGATAAAATCAACCTTCGTTGAAATATCAGAAACACTAGGCAGATTAACATGCGCATCAACATCATATGAGCCATAAGTTGCAGTGCTCATGCTTGAGTTGATGCCGAACTTTCCTGTTGGCTTCTTTGTCACCATGCTCACTGCACCGCCTTCGGTATTACGACCAAAGAGTGTGCCTTGCGGACCCTTGAGAACTTCAATGCGCTCAAGATCAAGCAGCGCAGAATTCAAACCATGCTGACGACCAAGATATACGCCATCAACATAGACGCCGACACCTTGTTCACGTGCTGGCTGATTTGCGTCAAGTGGAACAATACCACGAATGCCGATAGTCAATGCTGACTGGCGTGCTTCGAATGTAGCAACTGTTAGTCCAGGAACTGAACCGTCGTTGAGATCAAGAAGGCTTGACACATGACGATCTTCTAGACCCTTTTCACTTAGAACCGAAATTGCGATTGGAGTATCTTTTAGATTGGTTTCTCTTTTCGTTGCAGAGACAACGATTTCTTCAAGAGAGGATAGAGGTGCTTCTTGAGCTAAAGAAATAGAAGAAGCAGCCAATAAAATTACTGGTAGTAGTCTTTTCATACATAAAACCCCTTTTGTTTTAGAGTTTATATGTATATCGGGATTATTACGATTAGGTTAAAAACAACCTTGTTTTCACGATAACATTAAAATAAAGTCTCGGTTCATCTGTCGTAACATGACGCGCATCATGTCCTAGATTCCTAATATATAAAGCCAGCGTAATACGCTAGACAACTGTACACCGAAAGGTAGTTGCGGCTGTGTATTTATAAGACTTTCAATTTAGCCCATAGAAATTGATTTCACATTATCAACTCGGAACGACCTCCAGCCATTCGCCTGTACATCCCAGACAGAAACTGCCTTGGACTCAGATTCTTGCAGAAGAACGCCATTATTAGTCGGTGCATTTGGGACATATTCTGGCAACAGAGTGCATTGCATAACTCGTTCCTCGCCGTTTACCTTTGTAAAGGTCACAGTGACAATGTTGTTACGAAGCATATCCATCATGTTTTCTTTTGTAAAGAGCATATCATTCACCTCAAACTTGTTTGACTACATCATTAATGGTCTTCATCGGAAATTCCCAATTACCAAGAATTTGTTTGAACATCGTCTTGACTTCTTTCTTGGAGATTGCCTTATCTTTGACCATCATACCATTATACCCCGCTTTCGCCTGATTGTCAATAAAAAACTTCACATCACCAATATAAGCTGCCATGACCTCGGCAATACTCTTGTCATTCTTGAAGGTCAGAACATGATACTTGTAACCAAGATCACCTGGAGTAAAGGTTCGATCTTGGTACTTGTAGATCATTGTCTCTAGTTCTGTTATAATTTCGTTTTTTTCTGTCTTCTTGTTTAAAGCCCACAACGCTCCATCACAATCGTCTAGTTCGTTGGACATTATACGCTCCTGAAGTATTCGATGGTTTTATCCAATCCCTCCGACAGTGCAATCTTAGGTTCCCAATTCAGTTTGTCTTTTGCTAATGTAATATCTGGCTTGCGCTGCTGAGGGTCGTCTATTGTTCTTTCGACATATACCTTATAGCCTTTGTTCAGTTTCTGAATAACAATGCTGGCTAATTCGTCAACAGTAAACTCACCTGGATTGCCAAGATTAATTGGCCCAGTTTCTGAAGAGAATGCAAAACGTACAATCCCTTCAATCAGATCATCAATGTATTGAAAACTTCTCGTCTGTGCTCCCATACCATGAATAGTCAAATCTGCATCTGCTAACGCAGAAACAATAAAATTACTTACAACACGACCATCGTCTTTTGCCATTCTTGGTCCATAAGTATTAAAGATACGGAAGATGCCAGTATTCACTTCATACTTACGACGATAGTCTGAAAATAACGTTTCTGCTCCACGTTTGCCTTCATCGTAGCAAGCACGTGGTCCTAGCGTATTCACATTTCCATAGTAAGACTCTGGCTGCGGATGAATCAATGGATCGCCATAGATCTCCGAAGTAGAAGCCTGAACAACTCTGGCTCCAGTTAGTCTTGCTAGATCAAGCACATTCTTCGCTCCAAGAATATTTGTCATGAATGTATAAACTGGATCGCGCTGATAATGTACTGGAGAAGCAGGGCAGGCTAGATTAAAAATATAATCAAGTTTAGATAGTCTAAAAGTTTGGAAGAATTTTTCATCTGAAACGTCAAGATGGTGAAAGGTGAATTGTTTATTTACAACACATTCAGCTAGATTCTTAAGGCTTCCAGTGTAAAGGTTATCAACACCAATAACTTTATATCCATCCTTTAGAAGACGATCACATAGATGTGATCCAACAAATCCAGCAGAACCAGTCACTAAACATGTTTTCATATATTCACCTTATTCAATTGATCTATCATGTATCTTGCAATATACCAAGCATCAACAATATCAGTTGTTGGCGAACCCAACTTTGTTGTTGGGCTAATAATATTATGTAGGTCTATTTGCGTCTCAGCCACAAACGCTTCATACATCTTCTCTTTCGTTGCATTGCCCTTGCCTGTTGCAAACTTCTTGACAACAGTTGGTGGCACAGTAAAGAACTTGTATCCATTAATATATAGCAAATACTTGAGCAGACCACAGTTCTCAGCAAGATTAAAGACCCTACCCTTTGAACCGAAAGAGTAGTCCTCTATCATAACGTATGTTGCGTCTTTGTCAAAGTTTACAAGAAGTTCAAGCACCCAATTAGCAAGATTCTCATAACGCTCTTGGTCTGTCAGATAGTCGTCATGATAGTTGCCAAGAATATTTTCAAATTGGCCAACAACAGACTTACGATCATTAAGAAAGTAGAAATTGCTGTTGGCAAATGTTTTGTCTTTACTGACACAAATAGCAGGGCTGGTCAACGAATAGTCAATACCGATGACAGTAGTCATTAGTTGTACTTTTCGTCTGTTTCCTCATCACCATCTTCACCGAAATAATCTGATTCTATTTCTTCATTGAAGTCTAGTTCGTCGCTAGTGTTATCGAAAAAGTCGCCGCAGAATGGGCAATGGCTTGGTGCGTAACTGACTTCTTCATTATCAAATGATAGTGCAAAAGCAGATCCACAGTTGTCGCATACTAGTTTTAGATCAGGCATTTTTATTTCCTTGTAATTGCAATAATCTTTTCAATTTGTTTATCAATAATTGGCACTCTATTCGGCCAGTTAATAATAGCTTTATCAGGGTTCTTCTTAAGATTATATAGTAAAGGAAGAATTAAACCTTCAACTTCTTTCAATGTCGCTTTATGCTTTTCTTCGATAGCTGAAATATATGCACTCTCAACAGCTTTTTCCTGAGCATCTAATAGTGAATCAATTTTTGTTTGCAATGCTGAAATCTGAGCATCATCTACTCGTTGTTTTGGTTGAACTGATACTGGTTCTTCATCAGAAAAACTGAAACCAAAATCGTATTCGTCAGCTGGTGAATTTGCCATTTTAATTCCTTACCATACCCAGGAAACATAGCTATATCTAGTCCCCTTTGTTACTGTGTCGACTCTATGAGGATACATAAAGTTACTCGGGAATAACATAATAGAACCTGCTTTTAGATGGATTCTTTCTGATTCCCACATAATCAACTCGCCGCCCTCATAATCGTCGTTTAATGCTCCAAGTACTGATACTGTTGGAATACCTTTTCTGTTACCATCAAACATACTATGAATATGATCACAATGTAAAGCCATCTTTGTACCAGTATCATATTTATTAAATCTCACAGCAGAGTACCCGCTCCAACTCGAAGCCCATGGGAATGATAAATCTTTCAGGAGATATTGTTCAATAGCAAACCAGATTTTCTTATTAATTGCCGCGCCATTTTCTGTACTAGAATATGATACCGACAGATCATCGTCATAACTGATATAGTTGTTAGAAGCCACCTGATAGAATTCATGTTTTTGCCACGAATTAGTTTCAAGTTCTTTCACAACAGTTTTACATAAATCTTGATCTAAAAAGTTGTCATAGATCTTCACATAATCTTTTAATTGAGTTGGTATCATTTTGCCCAAACCTCTTCCCAGGTTCCTGTTAGTGCACCCTTGGCATAATCTGTTGCGCGATTCTCAAAGAAGTTGGTATGCGTAGGTGCATTGATCATTTCTTCGACCCATGGCAGTGGATTTTTCTTGACCTTAAAGATGCCCTTTAGACCTAGCGAGATCAAACGACGATCAGCAATATAACGAATGTATTGCTTGACTTCATCAGAGGTCAATCCCTTCATTGGTCCCATGCTAAACGAAAGATCAATGAACTTGTCTTCAAGCTGGACCATCTTCTCAGCAATGCTATAGATCTTGCCCTTGAGGTCGTCGTTCCAGATCTCACGGTTCTC